CAATGGTTTGCTTTGTCTGGTGGTGATCATACGAAATATCGTATAGGAGCATTAGGATGTATGTTAAGTCATATGGAAATAATTAAGAAATGTATTGAAGATAAGTATGAAAATGTTTTAATTTTAGAAGACGATACAATGTTTGATATTAGAGATGGTATAAAATTCCATCAAGTATGGGATACATTAGCAAATCAAATAAATAATCTAGATTTTGGATTATTATATTTGGCTGGAAACCACAGAGGAGCGATACTTGATAAAAAGACTGATAATGTAACCAAGGTTCAAGGAACATTAACAACAGGTAGCTATATTATTAATAAACGAGCAATGAAATGTATTGTTGATAAAATGGCAAATTTTCCTCGAGAAGTAGATGTATTTTATTCGACATATATTCAAAAAGAATATCCTTGTTACTGTATTATGCCTCATTTAACTCGTCAAGGAGATGGTTACAGTGACATTGTTCAGAAAAATGTTTCGTATAAATTATAATTTTATTCTTATATAAATATTCATTATTATTAACTATAATAATGAATATAACATTAGTTACATCTTGGTATAATTTAAAATCAAAATTTGATGTAAATACTTATAGACAATGGATGGGTAATTTTCTTATGAATGTTAACAATTTTAACTTGGTTATTTATACCAATAAAGAAAGTTATTATCTATTTGAATCATTAGTAGAAAATAATTCTAGGATAAAAGTGATAATGAAAGAATGGGACGAATTTTACGGATACAAATGGAAAGATAATTGGATAAATAATCATACGAAAAATAATTCTTTAAATCATAATAGTCGTTTTAACACAGATTGGAAATTAAATATGTTATGGAGTGAGAAAATTAATTTTGTTAAAGAAACAAAAGATAATAAATTATTTGCTAGTGATTGGTATGGATGGTGCGATATAGGTTATTTTCGTGGAGGTAATAATTTAACACATACTGAAATTAGAAAATGGCCAAATATAGATAAAATAAATTCATTAAATAAAGATAAAATATATTATGGTCGCCCAGGATCTAATAATGATTTAAATATGTTATTCAAAATTATTATGAATAAAAATACAGATAATATGCCAATTACTCCGATTCCTTCTCAACAAGTATCTATAGCTGGGGGCTTTTTTTTAAGTCATAAGGATAAAATAGATTGGTGGAATAATACTTATTACAATAGATTAAATGATTATTTTAATTATAATTACTTAGTCAAAGACGACCAAATGATTATAATAGATTGTATAATAAATTATCTTAAAAATTTTATTTTAATTCAAGAACAAAATCCAATAAAAGATAAATGGTTTGTATTTCAATCATTTTTAAATTAAATAATATAAAGTTAAAAATATGTATATTGTAATGAAAAAAATTGCATTTTGTTTTTTAATTTATGATATTATAAATCATGAAGAATTATGGAATATTTTTTTTAAAGATATAGATCCAAATTTATATAACATTTATATACACTATAAAAATAATAAATAATTAAAATATTTCGAAAAATATAAATTAGACAATTGTATTGAAACAAAATACGAAAATGAAACTATACCATTAGCATATAATGTATTATTTAGAGAAGCATATAAGGACGATAATAATTATAAATTTGTAATAGTTTCTAACTCTTGTATTCCATTGAAATCATTTGATTATATTTATAATAAACTTACAATAGATAATTATGGATATTTTAATGTATGTCCACAATCACAATGTTTTCCAAATTGTAATTATTTATTACAAGGAATAGAAAAAAAAAATATATCAAAATCACATAATTGGTTCATTTTAAATAGGAAACTAGTAGCAAACTTATGTTTTGACAAGGACATTGTTTTAAAAAATCATTATAAAACAATTTATGCTCCTGCTGAATATTTTTATTACACTTTCATTAAAATTTTAGATTTAGAAAGCGAAATAATTACAACACAAAATATAGCAAATAATGCTACAACATTTACAAATTGGCAAGGAATGGATTATAAATATCCATCAAATAGAGGACTACATAATTATATGAATATTAGTGAGGATGAACTATTATATTTATTGAATAGTAAATCTTTATTTGGAAGAAAATTTCCTAGAGAATGTATAACTTCTTTATGTAATAACAAATATATAGAATGTATAAAATCAAAAGAATCGGATTAAATTTACTTTATTATATAATCATTATTTATATTATATAGAAAATTTAACTTAAAATTTTCTATATAATATAAATAATGATTAGTATACTCTTGCCAATATATAATGGAATAGAATTTATAAATGAATCAATTCCAACAGTAATTTATCAAACATATAATAATTGGGAATTAATTATTGGAATAAATGGACATCCAAAAGATTCTGAAGTATATAAAGAAGCAAAAAAATGGGAAGAAAGACACCATAGAATAAAAGTATTAGATTTATATACAATTAAGGGTAAATCGAATGCTTTAAATGAAATGATTAAACATTGTCAATATAATTGGATTAGTTTAATAGATGTAGATGACAAATGGTTACCAAAAAAAATAGAAAGTCAAATACCATATATGAACAATTATGATATAATAGGAACTCATTGTCATTATTTTGGTGATAGAAATGGTCAACCATCTATTCCTCTTGGTGATTTAAAAAAACATAAATTTACAAATGTAAATCCAATTATAAATAGTAGTTGTTTAATAAAAAAAGAATTGGCACATTGGGATAAAGAATGGGATGGAGTTGAAGATTATGATTTGTGGTTAAAATTATGGAAACAAGGAAAACAATTTTATAATGTGGAAAGTATTCAAGTAATGCACAGAATTCATCAAGATAGTGCGTTTAACGCACAAGGGAATCATTTAAAAGTGAATAATTTAATAAAAAGATATTTATAAAAATATGAATATAAATATAACATTATGTATTTATTAATAGATAATGTTATCTTTGTTTAAAGTTTTTATGAGTGAAGACGTATTAGAACCTATTAATAAGGTTCTTATATCGGGACAATTAACACAAGGTCCTAAGGTGGAAGAATTTGAAACTAAATTGAAAGAATATATAAATAATCCATATATATTGACTTTAAATAGTGCTACTGCTGGATTAACATTAGCTACAAGACTTTTAAAAAATGAAGATAAAACTAATGATTGGCCTGGATTTAATGAAGAGACAGATGTTGTTTTAACACCAGCATTAACATGTTTTGCAACAACTGCTGCTATATTAGCAAATAATGTCAATATTAAATGGTTAGATGTTGATTTAGATACAGCTAATATTTGTTTACAAGACTTGAAAAATAAGCTTAATGGAAAGACTAAAATTATTTATTTGGTTCATTGGGGTGGAAACCCAGTAGATTTGGATGAATTAGATAAAATATGTGAAGAACATAAAGAACAGTATGGATTTAAACCTATGGTAGTAGAAGATTGTGCTCATTCTTTTGGGGCTGAATATAATGGAAACAAAATAGGAAGCAATAAAAATATTTGTGTTTTTAGTTTACAAGCAATTAAACATTTAACAACAGGTGATGGAGGATTTATTACATTGCCTAATGAGGAATTGTATGAAAGATGTAAATTATTAAGGTGGTATGGTATTAATAGAGATAAGAGAAACTACAAAGGGAAAGACTTAAGATTGGAAAATGATATTGTTGAATATGGTTATAAATTTCATATGAATGATATTAATGCGACATTGGGTACATATAATTTACCACATATGGATGGATTATTAGAGAAAAATAGAAGGAACGCAAAAATGTTGGATGAAGGATTAAAAGATATTAAGGATATTCAGTTGTTAAAACCAAACCCAAAATGTAATTCGGCATATTGGCTTTATACCATTCGAGTATTAAATGGTAAAAAACAGGAGTTTATGGATAAAATGAAAGAAGCAAATATAATGACAAGTCAAGTACATAATAGAAATGATATTAATAGTTGTGTAAAAGAATTTGAAGAAATCTTACCAAATATAGACATAATAGAAAAAGAATTAGTGTGTATCCCAGTTGGATGGTGGCTTGAAGAAAAGGATATGGAATATATAATTAGTAATATTAAGCAAACGCTATAAATTAATATTCCGAATAATAATAATAATGATAATAATTATTATTATTATTATTATATATATATATACACAACGATGATACATCTAATAAATCACAAATATAAATATATCATTTTATGTTATCCAAAAAGTGGTTGTACTGTTTTACGGTTATTACATACATATTTAAATAATTATGTAAAAGATAGAACAAAGGATAGTGCTTTTGAGGATAAACACCACTTGCTCCCCCCCCCCTCAGACGGTATATATAAAAAAGAATACGATTCGTATTATAAAGTACTTGTTTATAGAAATCCTTATGAACGGTTATGTAGTATATTTTATCAAAAAATATGTGGTATTAGTAGTAAGAATATTATATGGAAAGGAAAACTAATGAAACAACCAAAAAATATAAATGCTAATATCAATACATTTAATAAATGGTTAGATATGCTTATATTAAACAGATATAGTGGTGATATGCATTTTCAACCACAAACAAAAACTGATTTTAAATATGATGAAATTATAGAAATTAATAATATTACAAGTATTTTTTTAAAAAATAAAGAATTAAATAAATTAGTAAATGAAACACTTTTAAAGTATGATTTAAACAATAAAAATAGCATTGAAAAATATGATTTAGAAAATTTTAAAGATTTATCTAATTATGATTTCTATGAGGATAACGATAAATTATTAACAATTGGTAAGGTTCCAAACTATAAATATCTATTAAATGAAGAAATTATTAGAAAAATTAATGATAACTATAAAGATGATTTTTTAGAGATTTGAATAATATTGATAACAAACTAAAATAGGAGAAATTACAGTGAGCTCTATAGGATTTGGACTTTTTCCAGTAATAATATTCTTTAAACAACTATATTCCTCTGGATCCCTTTTGCTGTTTACAGGCATAATTTGTTCATTATTATCATTTATGAACAAGTCAATACTATCAGTGTCATAACCATAATATGGAAACACTGTGTTTCTGCTATATGATATACTATTAAAACTGTGAAGGAAATTCCACATAGCCATCTTCTTATTCATATTTGTATTATTGAAGTTTTTATCGATACATTTATTTTTATTTTCATTCGATATTATACCAATTGTACATATAAGCTCACCCGGACCTCTCCAAGCGCCATTATTTTTTATATTTTCAATATTTTCATATTTATTATGATGATCTCCTCTCCATAATATATGATAATCTGAATTATATTTTTTATATTCATCTATTAATATAGTATCAAAATCATCTTTAATGAATAAATAATCATCCTCACCTAAAATGTAATGATCGTAATCTGTTTTATTCATAACATCTACCCATCCACCAAAACTTAGATTTTTATTATTTCTGAAATATCGTTTTATTTTTGGATTATGTTCATCAATTTCAATTGTTTCTTCAAGTAAATTATCAGTATTAATAACAAAATAAATACTATCTAAATTATTTTTAACTTTAGATAACATTTTTAACTGAGCATTCATATAGTTGTTATATTGTACTTGTTGGTTACCATCTCGATTTCCCGCATAAAATACTACTATAAGACAAACAGTCATTATATATATATATATATATCTGTACCATATAAGTTTTATGTAATCTATATATACAATATTATATTTATAAATAATAAAATCAAAAATAATTATATTTATATCATTTAGAGAGATATATA